AACCATCGGGGTTAGTATCAAGAAAATTCTTAACCACAGCGAGAGAAAAGAAAGTCTTTCCAGTACTAGACTCTCCAGCAATAGCAGTAATCTTATTGCCAGATACACCGCCAAATATACTACCTGAGACCAGTGCATTAAAAATGTACGAACCTGTGTCCACATAAGTTTCGGTCTCGTCTATATCTGCTGCGAGTTTAGTGTAATCATCACCAATCTCTTTTACAATATCTTTTAAAAAATCCATTATCCAAAAAATAGTTCAAGGTTTACAGTTTTCTCAACATTCCACCCAATCGCATCTAAGATAGACTTAAGTGGTTCTACAAAACTCTTCTCAAATTGTAGGTCATAATCAATGTACTTGTCAAGTCCAAGTTCCTTTGGAAAGTCTTGAATAAATGAGATGATATTCTCCTGAATAATATTTGGTTTTTTCAAATAGAGGAACTTAATCTTTTCCCCGTTATTAATAAGTGAGTATTTATTGGTCAGTTTATTCTCTTTAACATAATGATTAAAAAGAAGTGCTCCACGAATATGAATAGGAGTACCCTTCATATAAATGTCAGCGTGCGAATGATACTTACGAACATCAGATGCTGTTCTTGGGAAAGCAATAGATTCTGGAGGAAGACTTCTAAATTCAGATCTACACTTATCGATAAAATCAATAACTTCATCTTCGGTCCCGTTCATCATCAGTTTAAGACCATCCTTAATCATCTGACGGCAGGGGGCAGGAGTCGAAGATTTCACTGCTTCGATTCCCATCATCTTCAGTTTGGGTTCATTGTATTGAACTCCTTCACTATTCCATACGTTGAGAATGTATCGCTTCTTCGCGGTCCAGATACCACGTTCAGCGATGTTCTCACGTTTCATTTGCATTTTTTGTTCATATGCCTGAACGTAATCCGCAAGTTCCTGATAAGACTGTTCGATGAATGGTTCCAACTTTTCTTGACAGATCTTATCAAGTATGGAAACAATTGCTGTTTTATCGTCAGACTTATTACTAAAAAATTTATCAACAAGAGGTCCCATATTAAGATAGATTGAGTCAGTGTCAGATGCAATGACATAATCTACCTCCTCTGTTTTTAAAAGGTTATTTAGATATCCGTTCATTTTGTTCTCAATCCAACGGATAGAGACTTGCCCAGAAAGTGTAATCGCTTCTGCGTTTGCGAGTTTGTAATATCGAAAATACTGATTACCGATAGCGCCATAAGCAGAGTTAAGTTGAATCTTACGAGCCATCTGGATATTGTTGCACCGTGCAATTTCCTTCTCAAGTTCTTTCGTAGGAGTCTTTTCATATGCTTGTTTTGCAGCGAGCATTTTCTTTTTGAAGACGGTTCGATCTTTATAGATCTTTTCCATCAGTTCAGGAAGAAATCCACGAACATCCTTGCGGAACATTGCACCATTGGCACACACCGCATTGTCCTTATACATCTCAAAGGTCAATTCTTCATTAAGTATCTTATCAACTGTTGCTGATGGATGCCTTGTATCCCTGAGAGTCTCTGGCGAGATATTGTACTGCATAATAAGGTGAGGGTACAGACTGTTAAGGTCAAAAGATACAACCCAATCATACTTTCCAGGAATCGGTTCCTTAACATACGCTCCCGCATACTTTGAATCCTTATCAGAACGTTCTTTCGGAGGAATAACAATGTTCCTCTTCTTTAGATAGTTATAGATAATCGTATCCCACATGCGGACTTGATAAAACACATCTTCATAATTCACCTTGGCGTCATATGCCATTGTGAGTGCCAGTTCGATGAGTTTCATCTTGTCTTCCAATCGGTCAACAAGTTCCACGTCAATGATGTTGTATTCTACGAACTTCTGCCAACCCTTGGTATAGAAGTCCTTGAAGGTATCAAACTCACTGTGATCTAATTTCTTCTGACCCAGTTCCACATTAGCAATATGATCCAGGCGATAACTCTCCTGGTTGGTGTATGTGAATTTCTTGTAGAGATCAAGATAATCTAACTGGGAAATTCCACCAATATCATAGGAGATGTGCTTTCTTCCTGTGATATAAGTTTCAATTTCGGTAATCAATCCCCAGGGAGAAAGTCGCTTCATCAACTTCTCACCAAGGATTCGATCAATACGGCGAACAAGATATGGAATATCGTACAACTTACTATTCCACCCAGTTACAACCTCTGGAGTGTTGTCTTCAATCATCCACCAATTGATGAAGTCATTCAGAAGATCATACTCGTTGTTGAATTGCTTGTAGTAATGATTACCTTGCTTAAGTTTGAAAGGTCCTTGTCCCCAAGTAATAATCTCCTTGGTTGAATAATCTTGAATGGTAATCAGAAGAACTTCCTCTGCAGCAGACTCTACATCAGGGAATCCATTTTCGGAGGCAACCTCAATATCGATTGTGGTTAGTTTGACTTTATTAATATCAAACTTAATCTCTTCCTCTTTATAGATTTCAGAAATATACTGGTAGATAAAACGCTCATTACCATAGATTTTGAATCCATCTACACCATCATACTTTTTGATGAACTCCCTACAGTCACGAACACCACCAGGTTTTACAGATTCAACATACTCTCCATTTAGGGTTTTATAATTTGTCTTCTTTTTTGAGTTGACAAAAAGAGTCGGATTAAACTTCTCGCGGGTCATGAAGTGTTTACCATCTTCATAACCCCGCACGAGGAAGTTGTCACCGACCATTTGAACGTTTGTATAGAATCTCATTATGTTTGGTTGCTGCTCCGTTACGGAATTCGTTTTCAAATTTCTTGTTCGTAATCAAATTTGCTTCTTTACCAGTGAACTGCTCATAGGCAATTATGAACATAGTAAAGTAGTGCCAATGAGTTTTTGGAATGTACTGCGGAGAGAGACAAATAAAGACATGATCAAAATCATAACTCTTAAATTCGTACTGATCTTTAAGATAGATCTTGTACTTGTTTCCCATCAATTCACGAGTGAATTCGGTTCGATCAACATTCCTACTCGTTTCATTACGAATCCAATGAAAAGAGTTTAATTGATCTCTGGAGAAAAGCCAAGCACCCCAGTTACCCTCATTCACATAGTTATCATTACAGATAGCATCATATTCCATTCTCAAGATGTCTAATCCCTGAGCATACTCATCAAATCCAGATACATGGAAAATGTCATCATGATGATCGATATTAACAATATCAACTTTTTCACCTTCAGGAATTCCATATAAAATGGAATCGTGCTCGTATCCAAATGTAACTGTGGGATTACTTTTCAGTGCTTTTAGAAATGTCGTATAGCAATACATCAATGCAGATTGATCGATGTAAAGATGCGATTCTCTAAAATCAGAGGTCTCATAGAGCAGTTTCCACCGAATTGCAGGATTATCATCCCACCGCAATCCTTGGTACAATTCAATTACTGGACCCATAATGTAGTCCAGATCAATACTCAATACACGCATCAAACAAACTCCTTATACTTGGCAAGTACATCTTGATTTGGATCAACCAGAGTTAATATACTATCAGAATGCATTTTCATTGATCTCTGGTCGGTAACAGAAGGCCAACGATTCAAACTTCCATCTTCAAGAATTTGATATGGATTAATAAGTTGACAATCTGGTTCTCCAACATCAGCACCAACTTCGCTGATTTCTGCAATTAGGGTTATACCAGTTTTTAAAATCAAACACTTAATCATTTGTATATTCCTCATACATTTTAACCAGGCGATCTACTGGTTCCATGAAAGTTACAATCCAATCTTTTGGAATTGCAAATTCTTTATCCTTGGAAATCAGACACCAGGAAGACAAAGATACCTGTACTGATGATTCTTGAGAGGAATCTTCGGTAAGAAAAACAGGAGAACTTAAATCTACTTTCTTTGGTTCTGCAAACAAATAACCATATACTTCTTTCTCACCATCAGGTCTTTCATAGACCATTTCTTTAATATCAGAAATCAGGGTTTCACCAGATTTCAATAGTGCTAGTTTCAGACTCATAGTTAATCCATTCCTTTAATAATTATAGCAAATAGAAAGGGGAGGTGTCAACTGGATTGTGCCAGTTACCTCCCCGTCTGCGCCGACGATATTCAGTTTTATTTATTCAGGAAGTATCAGGGTAGAACGGCGGCGAGCGTTCCCCCAAAGAAAAGAGTCATTGCTGTTCCCAATGTTAAGGTGGCGGTTGTGAAATTCATCGTCTCCTCCATAGGTCATAATTATATAGTCATTATGTATCATATTGATACAAAAGTCTGTCACAACCGCTACTGATAATAAGGAAAATGTTAAGGATTACAGATAATCCTTACGGGCATGATGATCTGGAACAATCTTACCAAGTTCAATAACTAAGAGCCCATCCTCAAATTCAACTGATCTAACTTCCGTTTCATCTGATAGGGTCCATGCTCTTGTGAAAGATCGTTGAGCCATTCCTCTGTGGAGATACTCTGTTCCTGATTCTTTATCTTCTTTTTGTCCTTCAACAAAAAGTTTTCCGTCTTGAGTGTAGACATTGACTTCTGCCTTTTTAAATCCTGCTAATGCAAGTTCAAGTCGAGACTCTACATTGCTGACCTGAACCAAATTGTATGGTGGATAATTCGATGTGGTTTCGTGGAGTTTAAACACACGATCGAAGTATTCGTCGAGACCAATACTGTTTCTATTTATACGGTCTAGCAGGGCAGGAAGATCCGCTGCGGTATAACGCATGAGATTTGTCATTTTTCTTAGCTCCTTGTAAAAGCGAGTTTGTGTTGTGTGGACCCTTACGGCATCCACTACTAATTATACAAGAAAGCATAAAAAAGGGAGTGTTGAACTCCCTAAAAGATTATTCGGTTTCTTCTACCTGTTTAAGATGCGTGGTTAAAGCACTTTTCCATTGCTCTTCGGTATACCCGCAGGCAATAAAAAATCTACGGACCATTTCCAAAAACTGGTTTTCGTTGAGATATGGATCATCACAACTATGTCTTACATCCTCAGAAGGAAGGATGAACTTTGCTTTTGGGTTTGTATGCCAAGCAGCATTCTCATTCTCGTGGCGAAAGGTAAATTCAAAACTTCCAGAAGCCATCACTCAGTCTCCTCTACACGCTTTTTCTTGGAACCAATATTGTATTTGGTTTCCAGGATCCAATCACCCTTGTCCTTATAAGCAAGGACTTTGATTTGGTTGAGTGGAGCAATATCTTGAATTTTTGCTACATCAACAATCTCAATCAAACCCCAGTCAGCAAGGAGTTGGGCAATGCGATTACGACGCTGAACGTCATTAACGGTCAGGTTTGCATGTTTACCATCAAGGGCAAACAGTTCCTTAAAGTGAACCAGATAGTATCTACCTTGCTTGTGTAAGATATGGCAAGACTGATAGATCTTCTTTTCTTTTCTTGAAGCGACTCCAATACGAGTCAAAGTTTCACGCACTTTTAAAAAGTCATCAGGTTCGTTAAGAACCACTTCAACCATTTGATCAGGCGTCCACTTCACTTCAGGTTCTTGAACGACACTCATTTCTTTCCTCCAGTTTCAAATTTCGATTTAATAAAATTAAGTTGTTCTTCGGTAAGTATCTTCAAAGCTTGTTTTGCCTTTTCATTACTATAACCATAATATTTTTTGACATAATCAAGATCTTTGACTTTATCTTGTCGGAGCCAGGGAGAAAATCTCTTCTTTTTCCTCAGACTATTTAGCAAGAAATCATATTGAAGTTTCTTTGGAAGAAAGTGATACTGATTCATTTCATTAGCAAACAGTACCGCATCCAAGTGACCAGAGAAGCAGCGGTTTACAATATAAGGAGGATATTCCTTCTCAAGTGAAGGGTCTTCTTCAATCAGGTTCTTTTTCGTTTGGTTGATCGAGTTTAACCAGTCCTTCAATTCCATAATTAAATAGCAGCAGTTCTTTTCTAGATTTTTGCTCTCGCATATATTCGCCAACAGACCTCATCGTATAAGTAAGGTCAAACTCGGCAGCACTCCACTTAGGATCGGTAAATCTGTCCCTAACAAGTTGATCAGAATTATAACTAATCAACTGATCAAGACTACAAGCAGAGCAGTCAGCAGCAAA